AAAAAAAGTAGTTTCAACCGCTGGTAACAGTCCTTATTGGCTGCATATGTTCCATATGCATGCCCAATTATAGATAGAAGAACGTCTACTGCATCGCGGTATTTAACCTCGCGACCGTAGATGGCACGTGTAAGCACTTCCCTAGATTCTCGAAATGGCAGTAGCCACGATTGGCCTACTCCATGGTTAGGATTGATTATAAAGTAATGTTTAAGAAAACTGGCCCCTACCCGGGATAACCAGCCTTCGAAAATCTTGGACACAAACGGAATACCGACTTTTAAATCTCTTATTTCCATGCGAAAAAATTTCATTAAAAATGCCTTGAAGTTATGAGCATTTATATAAGCCTGTATCTCAGGATACTTCGACATATTATATAAAAAGTCATCTCCATAGCAAATAAAATGTACCATCATCAAGCATACTTCCTGTAATCGCTCGCGATCGGTAATTCGCGATGTTGAAATTGTAACTACTATAAATAGGAAAAAGAGTAAAGCCGTAACCCAGCTATCACAGTGTGACGTGTTAAAGTAGCCTGAAGCCACCTCTCCTGTCACTGCACACCACATATCCGCAAATATGCGCTGTAACCGTACTGCCTGCTGTTTGATGACCCACTGTAATATCTGATGCTTTATTGCATATTGAGGCGTTCCTGGTTTCTCATGTATTAGTCCGAAACTATAGTACCAGTTTGTGAGGAATTCTTGGATACTTACATCAAGGGACGTATAGTCCCCTTCATTTATCACATCGTCTTCACAATTCTGCTTGTTTATTCCCAATACATGTGCCAACCTATCTGCCCCTCCATGTGGCCATTTATGTCCTATCTGAATTACCCATCCTCTTTCTATCAACATCCGTATCTTTGAGACTAATTGTTCCATAATGTTAAAAACACCACTAGGAATAATAAAAAGCCTCAACTTCTCTATCCATGCCGCATACGACTCGGACGAGTACTGCTTGCTCCATGAAAAATACATCTCATTCTTGGGTACTGTATTATTCACGACTTCGGGCATACGACCTGTTCGCAAGGATGACAAGAACTGTCGCAAGTTGGGTTCTAACTGTTCTAATTTCTTTCCACAATGCGACCGTTTTAACTTAATACCTTCTTCTGTTTGAAAATCTTTATTCTTACCTGTCTTAAGCCCATCGCTAGCTCCCAAATACATTCGTTGTAAAGTTGTTATTGAAATAGTCGCTGTTTGCGTCCTAAATTCTTTAATTCTCATTGCTCTATATAACCAATCGAGTGCTTCAGGAATTAGCGGTATTATTTCTCGTGCTACTTCTGGTAGTCCTTGAGTCCTAATAAGCTTAGTAGTCGCTTTCGCTAACTTCTCTGGGTACAAACGTGACATTGCCGATATTGCATGAGGACGACCATTCGTCTTACCGAATGCCCAGTGATACATTGAATCACGCTTTAATATCAAGGACTGTAAAGTTATGGCTCCTGACTCACGCCATACTTTATCTTCAAAATAGTCCCAACTGTATAGTTGATTTCCCGGATCATATCGCGCCTTTAAGTATGCAAAATCTGCTGCCTTTACTCCCGCCCGCACCACGGGATCAGGATCTACGAGCTCCAACGGCTCTGGGCATGATGAATAATTAAAGGGCGGTGTAACCAACTGTACGTTTGATTTCGCGC